CTCGCCCACTTGCTGGAACTGGTCGATGAAGGGCACCACGGACCCAGCAAGTCCGTCGAATATCTTGCCGAACACGGCCTCCAATTCCGCCTGCGCTTCTTCCGCAGACAGGTCCATCGTGCTGATACGGATTTCCTCAATCTGATACGCCGCAATCGCCGCATTGACCTCTTGCATGTTGAGGCCCAGCGCTTCCGCGCCGGCGCGCACCGCATCGGCCATCGAGTCGAGCACCAACTGGAACTGCGCCGCCACGTCGTCGCCGAGTGCTTGCGTGTTTGTGTTCGTGTGCGTCGATCCGAACCACCACGAGCGTGACGACACTTCCTGATAGGCGCTGACAGTGATCCCGACGAGCAGCTCAGACAGCATGCCGCCACCGATCAACAGGCCCGTGTCGGTGACCTTGGATCGGGCACCCACAATCGTTCGAGTGATCGATCCAAGCAGGTTGTCGAAAATGCCCAGGCTGACAATGTTCAGCAGACCCATCGACGCACGCGTGGCGAAGTTCAGGGGCGCAGCCCCCGGCGCGGCAAAGTCCGCATCGCCTGCACCACGAGCGAGCAACGTGCTTGCGCCGGTCAAACCGGCCTGCATCGCAGTCAGCGCGTTGAGCATGCTGCGGTTGATTCCGACAAGCTGCGAGGTAGCATTCGCGGTGATCTCCATGGCGTTCAAGATCGACGCCGAATCAGCCTGCACATCGCCAAGCACCGATCCAGTCCCTTGGGTGTCTTGGCGGGACTGTGCAACATTGCCAAACCCACCACCGCTGACACCAGACAATGTGAGTCCGATACTTGCAAGAAGCGGCGCGACTGTTGCAGCCATCGCAGCCATAGCCGAAAAGGACACAGGTGGAGGCGCTGTGCCCTGCGATAGCACGGCAGTGACAGCGGCTTTGATGGCGAGAATGTCCTGCGCAATCTGTAGCGCCGCCATTGCGGCTTCAATCTTCCTGAATTCTGAGCTTCCCTCTTCTCCGAACGCCTGCACAGCGCCCAACAGGGCACCGAATGACGACATTGTTTCGATTGCAAGTTGAGCATGAAGCTCAGAAGCAGCAGCCTGCAGTTCTTCGACGGAGTATTTCCCCTTTCCTGCGAAGGCGTCCTCAAGCGCGTCGCCAAGAAGCTTTGCGTCATTGATCATGCGCTGCAGCGGCGTGTCGCTGATGTCTCCCATCAGGTCATCAAGAGCTTTCCCAGTCTCGTCGAGCGACGAATTGATATCTTCAAGATCCTTCACCCACATCGCATTCGCGTTTGCACGCGCAGAGGCGATTGCATCCTGCTGTGCAGCGGTCGGCGGGCCCACGGCAAGCATTGCCCTTTCTATCTTTGCGATGTTCTCAAGCTCATCGGCATAGGCCATCGACGCCCGCACAATTGGCCCGCCAAGAACTCCGGCCTGTTGCCTCAGCAGCTTGTTCAAGTCTTCGCCAGCCGATGCGGCTTGTTCCTGCGCATCTGCTGCGGCACGCATTGCCGTTTCAACGGCACGGCTCGCCTCTACTGAGGCATCTTTTGCCGCCTGCTCTGTTGCAGAACCTTCCTTGATGCTCGCGTAATACTCGCGCAGTCGTTCGGTCAGGTCTGACGTCGCTTTCGTCTTTACCTCAAGAGCGCCGATGTCGGCCTCGTCCGCACCAGCCATCGACGTATCTTCGCGGCCAAGGTCGTTCAGGATGATCTGCTGCTTGATCAATTCCTGGATCGCCGCCATGCGGTCGATAATTTCCTGCTTGCGCTCTTGATCGACCTTGACGCCGGTATATGGATTGGCCTCAATGTCCTGCAGCATCAGTAGGTTTTCATGCAGTCCGCGATATTCCTGCGTCAGCCGCGCAACGTCGTCTGGAGACGGCCCATTGATGCGCGCGGCAATATCCTCGCCAGCGAACTTCGCAAGATTTCCAATCTCCGCGACAAGCTCAGCTACTGCGATTGCCGCCTTCACTGATCCTTCGACAATAGCGCCAAATCCTTCCTTGAATCGCGGGTCGCTAAGCGCGTCAGCAGCGCGCAAAAGCTCTGGCGTTATCCCCGTTGCTATCTGCGTTGAGGTGCCTTCGAGCGAAGCTTTTGCTCGCGTAAGCGCATCGTTGAATGCCTCGGCTTGCTTGCCGAACTCTTCGCTGACCACAAGGCCAAGAACACGAGCCTCGTCGGTCATGTCGCGGATGGCTTCTGATCCACCATTCAGCAACGGGATCAGCTCGCGTCCAGACTTGCCCATGATCTGCATCGCGAGGTTTGTCTTGTCGGCTCCATCTGGCAGTGATTCAAACACGTCAGCCAAGTCTACCAGGACCGCGTCAGCCCCGCGCAGCTTGCCGCTCGCGTCGGTGACACTCACGCCTATCGCATCAAATGCGCCAGACAATTGTTTGTTGCCAGATACCGCAGAAATCATGTTCTGCGACAGCTTGCCGACGCCTGTCGAAAGCTGTTTCAGGCTCACGTCGGAAAGGCGTGCGGCGTATTCCAGCTCGGAAAGCGCCTCGGTCGAAACGCCGATCTTCTGCGCGGTCTTGCTCAGTTCGTCCGCGCGGTCTACGGCGGACTTGATCGCTGCAGCGGCAATCGTTGCCCCTGTTGCAAACGCAGCGCCAATTGCCGCACCGGCTGCGACAGCAGTGGACTTCATGTTATCCGCAGCGCCGCCAAACATTCGCTTGGCTTTCCCAAGGTCGCTCTGCAGCGTTGCCGTGCCTGCGCGAACATCAACTGAGAACGACCCTAGATTCGACATTTCTGATCCTTTTCAGCGGCCCGCCAAAATGGAGGGCCGCACTACTACCAACCGTTGCCCATCAAGTCCTGCATGCTCACACCGTCATCATCCGATGGTTCTGGCTTCTTGCGGAACAGCAGGAAGTCAGATGTCGGTCTTGCTGACTGGTCCTTCCCGCGATTCGCTGCAGCAAAATAGGCAGTGAGCTGCGCGATAGGCCAGTGATGGTTCGACTGATCGTCAATCGGCGACTCAGCGTGGAACAAGACCCATTGCTCGAACTCCTGCATCGGCATGATGCGCTTCAGAGCACACACCGGCATTCCCATTCGGAGAGCTAGGCAGAACCAGAGTCGCTCTCTTCCTTCTGGTCCTTTCCCGGCGCTCCGTTAATCTCCTCGTATACCTCGTGGAACTTGCTGCGCAGCGCCACGTCAAGCGCGCCGATCTGCTCTGCGGTGGCAACCGGATTGCCGTTTTCATCGCAAAGCGACTTGGAGACCTGTCGCGAAATGTTGCCCTTGAGTTTCGATGCTTCCATCTTGCCGCTGTCGTTGATCAGCGCGAGATTCAGCTCGTCCGCTTCATCACCAGTGATTCGGCGGAAGTGGAAGGTTTCGGTAACGCCGTTGTATTCGATCTCGCGAGCGATGATTTTTTCGCCAATCGCCGCCGCCAAGCCTTTCAAAAATGCGGGAAGTGAACTGCTGCCCATGTGCTACTCCTTGCCGTTGTAGGGGCAGCCAGCGAGCGAGAACGCCACGGCAAGGGGACGCCTTTGCCTCGCAAGCTGGCTGCTTTTCTTGTCTTGCCGTTATGCCTTCCAGAACGGGAGGCGTGGACCAGTGCGCTGGACGGAAACCGAAGATGTCACGTTCGAGTTGACGGCCATTTCAAGCGGGAAGTCGGCGACGTATCCGCTGAACTGGATGAACGAACGAGTCGTTGGATACGACGGAGCGCCAGCGGTGTCGAACGTCGGCAAAATCGTCTTCGCGCCATCGGACATGCCGATAACGAACCGAACGATGCTGTCGTTCTCAAACAGTTCCCAAAGCTCGCGATGCGAGACCACAGACGGGTCGAAGTTGAGCGCGATTGTGAGCGCGCCAGGGGATGCCATGCCGGGGCTGAACTCCATTTCCTCGGAGTCAAGGCAGGTATTGTCGATCTGCGACTTCGACCCGCCGAAGCCTGTCAGTCCAGTAGGGCAACCGATTTGCAGCCACTCAGGGCCATCGGTAGTGGTGCGTTCCACCCAAATCTGGGTGCCTTTCGTTTTCAGCGACATTGTTTTGCTCTCCATCGATGGGAATGCGTCGTCTCTCGACGATGCGGAAGGCTGTCATCTCGACAGTCTTTTCGGGCTGTGCACAGCTCCGAAACTTTGCCGGTCAACGCCTCCGGCTGGCTCGCGTCGTCTCTCGACGATGCTTGTCAATCAACGATTGACCCAAAACTCCGCGTCCATTATCCACACATACAGCGACGTTTCCACCTCATGGTTATCAATCGGTCCAAAGGTGACGTGAGTAACCGCTTCAAGAGCCGCGCGGACGGCAAGCGCAAGGTTCCGCGCTGCGGCAGTGCCTGCAGACTCGTCGCAGTAGCACCACACGCGGACGCGCGAGTCATCCATATCAGGATCGTCGGACAGGTTGTTTACCGGCGATCCGCCGACTACCTGCCAAACGATGTACGGCCTAGCAGTGTTTTGCGGCGCGACAGACTGATAGATGCGCGGCGGCGTTCCGACGAACGCGCGAATTGCTGGGACGTTCAGCGATTGGAAAACGGGAGGATTCATGCCAGTCCCTTCCGCGCAAGCCTTTCAACGGCCTCGCCAATCGCGCGCGCCATTTCGGTCTTTAACATCTCAGGCATCGCTGCCTTGTTGGCTTCGAAGGCGGTAGTCAGGAATGGATGCGCTTGGAACTTGCTTGTTCCAAACTCCAAAAACTTCGCGTAGAACAACGGGCCATAGTTCTTGTAGTCGCCTCCGACGCGGCCAAGTCGGCGGTTTCGCGCGTTGTCTTTGTACCCCTTGGCCTTGTAGCGTACCGTGACCTCGACGCCATCCTCGCCCTCTTGCCTGCGCTTCTTTGGGATGCGCGACGTGATGATGTTGTCTCGAAGCGTTCCGGTATCGACAAGGACACGGCTCTTCGCATCCTTGGCAACGCGAGCGCCGATTCTGCGCAATGCTTTCAGCATGGGTCCGCCGTTCTTTCCGGCGATCTGAGAAGGCAAGGATTCCATCGCCTTCATCACCGCATCAAGCCCTTCGATTTTTACCGTGACGCCCATCAAGCAGACCTCACAACGTCCCACGCCAAGCCAGATTGTACCTCAGAAAGACGAAATTGACGCCATGCCAGACGATTGGCCCATGTCTCGCGATCAGGCTCGAAAACGTCGAGCGATGGCGGGATGTCTTGCAGTGCGATCCCGTTGACCATTGACCCAGCATCCACGGCGACGGTAGGCCGTCCAGCAAGGATTGATTCGACTCCGGTGTTGCTGTTGTAGGTAATGACGAGCGCAGCACCTCCCAGAGCTTCGGAAAGCTCTCCGCCAAGCGTCTGCGCACCGTGGATCGATGAAGGCCCGCCACGGCGAGCGGCCAGCGGATGCGGGCGAAACTTGACAGGCAGGCCGTAGCGCTTCGATGCGCGTTCTGCCTGTTGGACGTACCAACTACGCAGGCATTTTCCCTGCAGTGCTGCATCACCAGGAACCTGACCGACGATCAGCACGTATTCCCCACCGATCCGCCACGGCTGCATCAGATGCCCGAAGTTCTCGCGAAACCGTTCCCCGTCGTCTCGCTGTTCGCTGAACCGAGCGCGACCGTTCAGCCCATCCCATCCGAGCGAAGTCCACGCGAAGCGGTCGCCCAGATAGCCACGCTCCATGACAAGCACGCGCCGACCTCGCGCAACGTGCTGCTGACCGATGCGCCAGCCCCAGCAAACAACAACATCGGCGTCAACCTGCGTTTGCGTTGCAATGATCATCGCCGAAAGACCATGCGTCTCCATGCCGAGTTTCATCGCCTCGGCATGCGCCTGCTGGTGTTTTGCGTTCGGGCTGGCGAGGATACAGACCTTCACCGCAGGACGCAGCCTATGCTCATCGCCGAGCCTTCGGCGACGTACTCGACAGTCACAAGGCCGCTGTGCTTGATCCAGTCCCAAAGGATCGGAACCTCGACAGGATTGCCGTAGACCTTCTCGGCTTGCCCGGTTCCAACGATGTCGTAAAATGCGACGATTTTCGCCATGTCGCCGTACAAATCCCAATCGCGCGTCACCCCCGGAAGCGTGTGGTCCCCGTCGATCAGGATGGCGTCGAATGGTCCTCGCCCGACAATCAAGCGCTTCGTCGCTTCGGTCTGGCTGTCGCCGAACAGGCAGGAAGCCTTGTAGCCGCGCTTGCACAGGTCGGCTACGGCGCGCTCAAGATGCGAGCGCGAAGACTCCTTGCCCCACAGGCCGCCGGGCAGGTCAACCGCTACAGCCGTCGATCCTTCGGGCAAGCGCGACACCAGATAGTGGAACGTGTCGCCGTGTCTGGCACCGATTTCAAGATACTTCGTCACGCCACGATCAATCAGAAGCCGCTTGAACGATCCAATCTCATGATCGTTCTGCGATGCTCGTCTTCCTGAGAATGTCCGCACTGGTAGTCCCTTCGATTGTTCCGCGTTGAAAGCATTCTAGCGCAGAGCCGGGCGCGCAGTTGATGACCTCGATATCGCGATTGATCTTGCCCCACTTCGCGAACTGCTGCTTGTGGATCTCGCGGCGCTGCGCCGTCGTGTCTTTCAGCCCGCTTGCTGCATACGACCCGAAGAAGTGACCGCCACGCATGTCAGCGCCAAGCAGGATTATCCGCCGCGCCCCGAGTTGCTTCGCGACCTCAAGACCAAGAACACCGGAACAGTGGTGCGATTCAACGCCCTTGATTCGCTCAACGCCTCGAATGTTGTTCGCGCTGAACTTGCGACCTGCGAAGTCCTTGGCCGCAGGGTTCGCGGCCCACCATGCGTAATCGTTCGCGGCCAGCGCATCGGCCCAGGGTGCAAGCTCATAGGCACCGTTGACCGCCACCACCAGCAGACCGCGCACTGCATCAACCTGCTGTTGCGTGAGGCTCGCGCCAGTGC